AGCAGCCAGAGATCATGTCATGGGCGCAGGACTTTGATCTCTATATTGCGCCTATCAACCGAATCGCGGGCTGCGAGGTCAGGGCGCTGGAATACCTGCATTGGTATTCGTTTCTATCGTACTATCAAGAAATCGGAGATTGCCTGTATGCACAGGTGGTTTCTATCCGCGATAAAAAGGCCAGAGGGAAGAGCCTCGACAAACAGGAGAGGGATTTCTACCGGCGCAACCGGGATATCGTCGATCTGAAGACAACATACTCGGAGGCCGAAGCCGACCTGCTTGCCATATGGGGAGTCGGGACAAAAAACAGCCGCCCCGGTTAAGGGGCGGCAGCAGGAAAAACTTATTTTTTATACTCGAAAACGATTTCGCTACCCCAGAAGCTTGGAGAGAATCGAATCTCGAGCTCACTCCAATCCTGCGGCGCTTCATATCCGACGACACCTTTCATTTTCTTCCCGGCGGCAATCGTGCCGTCAAGCTGCGGCTCGTCGGAACTCATCATGGCGGTGAGGCTGAGGCTGGTTGTATAGCCATCAATGTAGCTTTCGAATGAAAGCATGGTGCTGGACGCAATATCGCGGGATGAATTGTTTTCGATCTCGAATTCGCACAGAACAAAGACCTTTCCATCATCCGGCGAGACGTAATTTTGGCCGGAATTCTCGGTAACACTGAGCAACGTGACCGCCACGCCGTCTAGAACGACCTGATCCCCAACGCCAAATGTTTCAGGCCCGGAATCGGATTGCTGCGGCGGCTGCTGCGAAGAAGAAACTGAGGTTCCGACCTTTTCCGGCTTGGAGGACGATCCGCAGGAAGCAAAGGCCGCGCCAATAAAGACGAAAAGACAGAGGAATACGATTAAAGCCGTCAGGCAGCCGCTGGGGCGTTTCGCCTGCTTTTTGGTTTTTAGCCCGCCAACAACGTCAACGCGGTTCGAGGCGTTAATCTTGATGGTAAAAAACGCATTCTGTTGCCCTTCGGCAATGGTAAAGGATATGGTTTTATCCAGACGGCGATACCGGTAAAAAGAAAGTTCGTGCTGGCCCGGAGCGGCCACAGCTCGAAGTTCTTCACCGTTTTTCAGCGTGCCGACATCACAGCCATCCAATGCAACGCCGACGGTAAGGCCAGAACCGTAAAAAGAATTGTCCCGGCTGATTTGGATAATGCAATCACTCATATTTCTTCCCTCCTTACTTGTAAGATAACACAAATAATGACAAAAATCAACCGAAAAGGTGGTGAAAATATGGCAGATGGGAAAATTGTGATCGCTGTCGACGCGGACGCGAAAAAGGCACAAAAAGAGCTGGATACGCTGTCTGCGAAAATCGACAAGATGGAAGCCAAGCTAAACGAGGACACCGGCACGCAGAGCGGGATAAAAAAGGAACTCGACGCAGCGCTTCAGGCCGCAAAGCAGACGGAAGACGCGCTGAAATCGCTCCGCTCGGAGGCTGACCGCCTTAAGGGCATCACGTCCGGAAGCGCTTCGGCTAATCCAGCGGAGTACATAGACGCTTATTCTCGGCAGGCGGAGGTTGCTGCGCAGATCAAAGAGCAGGAACAGCTGCTGGTGCAGCAAAACAAAACGGCGGAAAAGCTTGGGAGTCAATATGCAAAGATCACCGACAAGGTGATAAACCAGGCTGCTGCGCTTGACGCTGCAAAGGCTAAAGCCGGAGAGCTGGTGCAGCAGATCACAAATGCCAGCGGAGCTTCGGCCCGCATGGCCGAAGCGTCGGCGCGCGTCGAAAAAAGCATGAATAAATTCGGGAGAAGATTAAGCGGGGTGCTGAGGAGCGCGCTGGTCTTTACTGTCCTGTCCCGCGGCCTTTCCCAGCTGCGCAGCTGGCTCGGGGAGACGATCATGCAGAATGAGGCGGCCCGTGCATCTATCGCGCAGCTAAAAGCAGCTCTTCTGACGCTTGCGCAGCCGATCCTCGAAGTCGTGATCCCGGTTTTTGTGAAGCTGGTCAACATTCTGGCACAAGTCGTGACGGCAATCGCAAAGTTTTTCGGTATGCTGTCCGGGAAAAGCTGGAGCTCGCAGGTATCTGCCGCGAAGGGACTGAACGCCGAGAAAGAGGCGTTGGAGGGCGTAGGCTCTGCCGCAGAGGACGCGAGCAAGAGCATGGCAAGCTTTGACGAGATCAATCAGATCACCAGCAATCAGGCCTCCGGAGGCGGCGGGACGAGCGGAGCAGGCGCTTCGAGCGGGATCACGCCGGATTTCTCCAATCTGGATCTTGCCGAAGACAAACTGAACGACATTCTTGGCATTGTCGGGGCAATCGCTGCAGGGCTCCTTGCGTGGAAGATCGCCAGTATGTTTACCGACGACCTCGGCAAGATCGGCGGCATCGCGCTCGCTGCGGCTGGCGCGTTCGCGCTCGTCTATTTCTGGCTGGACGCATGGAACAACGGAATCGACATGACAAACTTCCTCGGTATGCTCGGCGGTCTTGCGGCGCTTGCGGGTGGACTCGCCCTTGCGTTTGGGCCGACCGCTGCGGCAATCGCTCTCGTGGTAGGCGGCCTTGCGATGTTAGTCGTCGGGATCAAAGATGTGATCGAAAACGGCTTTACGCTGGAAAACACACTGACCATCATCGCTGGACTGCTTGCCGCCGGCATCGGGATCAGCATCCTGACGGGCAGCTGGATTCCGCTGCTGATCGCCGCAATTGCATCGATCCTTGTTGCACTTGTCTCCTTTACAGGGCACGGCGAGGAGCTGATCAACGGACTGAAAGATGTTGTGTCCGGATTCGGAAAGTTTTTCAAGGGCATCTTTACCGGCGACATGAAACTTGCGTTAGAGGGTGCAAAGCAGATATGGAGCGGGCTGAAGCAGACGTGGAACGCCGTCGTAAATTCCATCAGGGACGCATGGAGCGCGTTTGTCGATTGGTTAAAGCAAAAAAATCCGGCACTCGCCGCAATATTTGAGACAATTGGGAAAAAGTTTTTCGATCAGTACGAGGCGTGGAAAAAAATTCTGAAAGGCCTGATCACCTTCCTGACCGGCGTGTTCACCGGAGATTGGAAGAAAGCGTGGAACGGCGTTCTTGATATCCTGAAGGGTATCTGGAATCTTGTTATTGGAACAATTGAGGGCGGAATCAATTTTATCATCGACGGCATCAACCTACTGCTTTCGGCGCTGAATAAAATTCATTTCGAGATTCCGGATGGTGTACCGCTGGTTGGCGGGAAAACCATTGGAATCAACATTCCGCCAGTGTCGCGCGTCCAGCTCCCTCGTCTCGCCTCCGGCGCGGTCATCCCGCCGAACCGGGAATTCATGGCCGTCCTCGGCGACCAGAAGAGCGGGACGAACATCGAGACGCCGCTTTCCACGATGGTGCAGGCATTCAAGCAGGCCATGAACGAGACCGGCGTAGCGGGAAGCAGACAAATGACGGTTATCTTCCAGCTTGACCGGCGTGAGCTTGGCCGCACGATCTATCAGCTGAACAACGAAGAGACGCAGCGCGTCGGCGTGAAGCTTGCGGGGGTGAAGACATGAGAAGCGCACTGAGCCTTGACGGCAAGGCGTATTTCAATCTTCACGTCGTGAGCTGCAAGCGGTCGTTCTCCGTCCTAGACGGCGACAACGCCGGGCGCGTTATGACCGGCGCGATGACCCGTGATATTATCGGCACGTATTACAACTACAGCCTTGAAATTGATCCTGTATCGTCAGACCCGGAGGAATACGATGATTTTTATGAGAGCATTTCTGCCCCGGTCGACAGCCACGTGCTGACCGTCCCATATGCGCAGGGGACTATGACCTTTGACGCCTATGTAGCAAACGGCGACGATGAGCTCACCGGGAGCTACGACGGGCGCAATGATTGGGGCAATCTGACGATCAATTTTGTCGCCATGAAGCCCAAGAGGACGCCGGTATGAGTGTACGCGTGATCTATGAGGACGTAGCGGTAGGCGCAGCAGCGGCGGCAAGCGTTGCAAGCACCGCTGCGCAGCCCTTCTCCGACCTTCCGGAACTGCCGTATGGCACAGAGTCGGTGATCGTCGCAACAAACGAGCTAAACCAGTGGATGCTGGACGGCTCCCGCCCGATCCTCACGACCGAGCGGGCGGCCTTCTGGTCTACCGAGCCGAGCAAAGCAGACTGCACCTTCGACGCAAACCCGACGCTGACCATCACGCTGGACGGCACGTTCGCAAGCTCCGGCATTTACCTCTATTTTGACGGTGGCACCGGCGACTATTGCAGCGCCCTGACCATGACGTGGTACAACGGAGAGACAACCGTCGCGTCGCAGGACTTCACGCCGGACGGCCAGAAGTATTTCTGCGCAAAGCCCGTCACTGGATACAACAAGCTTGTGATCGAGCTGAAAAAGACGAGCCTGCCGTACCGGTACGCGAAACTCAGACAGATCTTCTTCGGCATCGTCCGGGAGTTTGAGCGGGAAGACCTGCGCAGCGTCACCGTCACCGAGGGCGTTAGCGTGATTTCCGACGACGTAGAGATTAACACGCTGGATTTCACGCTCGACAATTCGGACGATATCGATTTCATCTTCCAAGAGAAGCAGCCCGTCAGCGCATACGACGGCGCAAAGCTGATCGGCGTGTTCTACATCAAGAGCTCGTCCCAGTCGAGCGCCCGGCTCTATGATGTCTCCTGCCAGGATGCGCTCGGCGTTCTGGACGATGAGCCTTTTGCGGCGGCAATCTATAGCGAGAAAAACGCAAAAGAGCTGATAAGCTCGATCCTCGGCACGCATTTCACGCTGGATTTTGACGCGGCGCTGGAGAACGAGACAGTAACTGGCTATATCCCAGACTGTACCAAGCGCGAGGCGCTTCAGCAGATCGTCTTTGCCCTGCGCGCGACCATCGATACAAGCGCGTCGCGTGGCGTGCGCGTTCGGAGGCTCACAGCGGCCTCTCCTGCCACGATCCCACTTGACCGGACATATACCGGCGGCAGCGTGGAAACGGCGGCTGTGGTCACGGAGATCCGCGTGACGGCACACAGCTACTCGACGTCCGGAAGCGGAGAGAGTGTGGAGGTCGGCGGTACGACCTACTATCACACGACGTCGGTCACGTCCAAGGCCAATCCGAACGCCACCACGCAGACCAAGCCGAACGTCATTGAGGTGCGCGATGCGACGTTGGTAAACAGTGAAAACGTAGCCGCCATTGCGCAGCACATTTATGATTACTATATGCGTCGCCAGACACACAGCGTCCGCATCGTCATGGACAAAGAGGCCCCCGGCGATTATGTGCGGACGACAACGCCGTGGGGCACGAAGATCACCGGAACGATCACCAGTATGGACATTCGCCTCAGCGGAATCGCGGCGGCAGAATGCAAGATTATCGGCACATAGAACGGAGGTGCGGCATTTGGTACAGGGAGATTCGTATAACCTTAGTGTTACCATCAAGAATAAAGGGCAGCCTCTGGACGTTGCAAGCGTTGAAAAGGTGGAAATTTCTCTGCTTTATCTGCAAAAGAGCTATCCGGGAGAGATCGGATACGAGGACGGAAAGTTTCTGTTTCCCCTCACCCAGCAGGAGACCTTTCGGCTCCCGAAGCTCTGCCAGATGCAGGTGCGCGTGAAATTCAAGAGCGGTGACGTGATTGGCTCGGAGATCAAGCAGATCGACGTTGCGCACGCGCTATCAAAGGCGGTGTTGTGATGGGCGGCATTGAATTTGAACTCAAGAACCGCGATCCGGTCGACGTTTCCTTTAACGTTTCCGTGCGTGCCGGCGGCGGCTCTGGCGGCGGAGGCATTGCATCGGCGCAGATCGATGAGATCCGCGTGCTGACAAAATCGGACTATGACGCGCTGGACAAAAAGGACGCGCGGACACTGTATCTGTTGGAGGGATAGCATGCTGGCAGTTGGAATCAAACGCATTCTGGAGCTGTTCATCGGATCCATGGGCATCAAGTCCGCCCATCTGGGCGAGAAAACCATCTATGAAAGGCCGGGCGGCTTTTTGTACATCGAACTCAAAAGTGAAGAAAGGGGTTAAAACCTGATGGCAAGTTTTTTTAATTTAACGCTCGATACGCTGGCGCCTGCCGGCCTATCGATCATCCTGAATGACGGCGCACAGTACGCGACAAGCGCCAACGTCACCGCGAAGATCTCCGTCTCCGATGAAGTAACGACGGGCTATCAGATGAAGATCTGGGGCACGAAGACGGCGGAGACGGAAGAGGCTGCGTCGTGGGAGACGTTCGCCGCAACAAAATCCATTACGCTCCCGGACGGCGACGGCCTGAAGACGATCTATGTAAAGGTGCGCGACGACGTCGGCAACGAATCGGCTGCGGCCAGCGACTCCATCACGCTCAATTCCACGATTCCCGCCGTGACCATCACCGGCCCCGACAAGAGCCGCATTTCCAAGGTAACGGGCTACGACGCAGCGGCGTTCTCCTTCGTCTGCGATGTGGACTTTGAGGAATACACCGTCCGCGTCGTCCCGGCGACGAGCAGCCTGCACACGGCGGGCACGCAGATCCCGGCGACGGGCGGCTCCACGAACGTCAGCGGCACGGCGGGCGGCTACAAGAAGAACACCGCCATCAACGTCACCATCAAGGGCGCAGACCTCGAAACAGCGTCTTCCGGCGACGGCGTGAAGATCGTGAAGGTCTTCGTCAAGAACGCCGCCGGGACGTGGAGCGCAGCCTAATGGCCGCGCCGGAGTTGACCTTCTCCATTACCGGAAACAAGATATCGGCAGTCTCGGGATTCGACTCGATCACCGTCACATTCTCGTCGGACATCGCCTATACGGCTTTTGAGTGCCGCGCGACGAAGTCCGGCGAGGATTGGGGCCGCGGGAAGGGCGCTTTGATCGCGTCCTTCTCCCAGACCCCCGCGGGGACGCAGCGCACCTTTGAGGTATACGACGATTTCCTGCTTTCCGGAGACGGAGAATACAGAATTTCGCTGTTCGCGCAGGGCGCGGACGGCAGCTGGAACGACAACTACGGATTTATCCCGCTTGGGCAGTCGCAGACGATGAAAACGGCTGACGGCGAGGATTTCCTGTGCATGAAGGAGTGATCGCATGGCGTACAACAGCCAGTATACCGGCGCGCAGATCGACGAAGCCATCGGCGACGTGCGCGGAAACAAAGCCGCATGGAGCGGCAAGCAGGACGTGCTTTTGCCTTCCGGGGCGAAGGTCGGCGACCTTATCAAGGTTAAGGCAGTGGACGCCAGCGGGAAGCCGACAGCCTGGGCCGTGGCCGTGGATGGCACGGACTACCTCAAAACCGCCCCTGTCACGTCCGTCAACGGCAAAACCGGAGCTGTCAAGGTTCGCGAAGTGCCGTCTGTCACCGCCGCTGATAATGGAAAATTTCTGCGGGTTGTTTCCGGCGCGTGGGCGGCGGTAGAGATCGCGAACGCGAATGGAAGGAGCTTCTGATGGCTGAATATTTAACGAACGATATAGAACTCACGTCAGTTGCCGATGCCATCAGAGAAAAAGGCGGAACATCCGACCCGCTGACTTACCCAGATGGTTTTGCAAACGCGGTTCGTGCAATTCAAACCGGGATCGCTCTGCAGCTGATCGTAACAGTATCTGCCGGTGCGACGGTCACGGCGACAAACGGCTCCAAAACGATAACCGGAACATCTGACAGCACCGGAGTTTGTACGCTTACCGTTCCGGAGATCGGCACATGGAGAGTATCCGCTACGCTGGACGGGAAAACATCTGACACAAAAGCCGTAGCTATCACGGACAGCTACGCGGTGTCGCTTAATTTTGTATATCCGACACTGAATAAAAATACTTGGGAAACAATAAAAAATATATCCGACGCGGGACAGGGCGCGAACTATTGGAGCATTGGCGACCGAAAGGCGGTAACGCTAAACGGCACGGTTGGACATCTTACACTATCTAATTACACAATATACGCATTTGTCATTGGATTCAACCATAATGCGAGCCTAGAAGGGGAAAACCGTATTCATTTCCAGTTAGGCAAAACGGCGCTCTCCGGCGGTACGGACGTGTGTTTCTGCGACAGTTACTATACCTCGCCCGTTTCGACAACCGGCTATTTCTCTATGAACAGTAGTGCAACGAACTCCGGCGGATGGGCGAGCTCGCAAATGCGTACAAATATTTGCGGGACAAGCCTCTCGAGCTATTCCGGAACGATTATCGCAGTCATTCCGGCGGCGCTCCGTGCAGTCCTAAAGTCCGTTACCAAGTACACGGACAATACGGGAAATAATAGCACATCCGCGAGTGCGGTCACGGCGACAAAGGATTACTTTTTCCTCCTCTCGGAGTTTGAGGTTTTCGGGAGCATTTCGAGAGCAAACTCGAACGAGGCGAGTAAGCAAGCGCAGTACGCCTATTATTCCGCTGGAAACAGCAAGGTAAAGTACAAGCACAACGGAACGAGCACCGCCGCTCGTTGGTGGCTCCGTTCTCCGCTTGCGAGCAGCTCCGACGGTTTCGAGAATGTGAACACCAACGGGACAGTCGAAGACCGAACCGCGCGCGCTTCCTTCGGCTTCCCACCCGGCTTTTGCGTATGAGGGAAAAGCGCATGGAGTATATCGTGTATAAGCGTTTCCGCGGGAATGGCATCGATGGAGAATTTAATCTCCGATATGGAACTGCGGTATCGGAGATTGAAGGGTTCCTGTTTGCAGCAGATGGCAGGCGGATATGCGCTGCGACATCCGAAAACGGATGGGAGCATTTTAGGCAGAATACACCAGAGGGCGCGATGCGGCAGGAAATGCTTGAACGCCTTTATCGCTGGTATGAAAAAAACGGCTGCGGCGAAGATTTTACGGATGAAAAATGGCCGGGGCAGGAAAACGGCTACTGGAAAAATCGGTTGAGAACCGCAAGTACAGAGCGATTGGAGAAAATCTATCAAGAGAAATTTGGAGGGACGCCATGTATGCAGTAAAACAGGACGGCGCGTTTGCCGGGTATGCAGACAGTATTGTGCCCATTCGACTACACGGCAACGGTTGTTATGTCCCGTGCAAGGAAGATCAAGCAGAAGGATTTTGCGCTAAGATGGCTGTGATTATTACAGATAGAGAAGGAACTGAACATCAGGTGCTTTCTGACATGGTGTTTCATCTCACAGACCATACGCTGAAAGGTACTGAGCCAGAAGGCAGCTATGAGGAAATGGGCGCGGCACTGCCACTCACAGATGCAGAAACAGCGGCGAAAATTTTACTTGGGGAGACAGATTGATGAGTTACACAGAAAGAGCCAGAGCATTGAGACCCTATATTGAAAAAGCGTCTATTAGCTTACCCGATGAGGATGCACTGCAAGCAGTAGAGTTATTCCCACAGTGGGTGACAGGCCATTCTTACGCGGTCGATGATCGGCTGCAATACAATGGCGTATTATATCGCGTGGTGCAGGCGCATACCTCACAGGCAGACTGGACACCGGATATTACACCGGCACTGTTTGTGATCGTTTCACTAGAGGAATGGCCGGAATTTGTGCAACCTACGGGTGCGCATGATGCCTACAATAAGGGTGACAAGGTGACGTTTGAAGGCAAGCATTACATCAGCTTGATTGACGGGAATGTATTTTCACCAGCGGAATATCCGGCTGGTTGGCAGGAACAGGCGTAAATTTGAGAATATGGGAGGAAACATAAGGGAGAACACCATGGACACCAAGACCATCATCGTCACCCTCGTCACCGACCGGACGCAGGCGGACGTGGAGCGGGTGCGGGAGCTGGCGGCGAAGGGGTTCGCGGCCATGACCGCAGCCGAGCAGGCGGAATGGCTGACCGGGATGAAGGGCGCGTACAACGCCGCTGATCTCAATCGCGTGGGAATCGCCCTGAACTATCTGGCGGCGCGCCTCAGCTCGATCTGCGGCAAGAGCATCGCGTGGACGGCTAAAACCGATTGGGCCGTAACGGACATTATAACGGCATCACAGGCCGAGGCATACCGCAAGCAGGTGCAATCCATCCGCGACGCGCTTGCGTATCCTGCCGGAACACCGGATGCGCCCGGCCTCAACCGCCTGACATACACCGGCGCGAATGATATCGAGCGCATTCTTGCGCTCTGCGAAGACTTAATCGTCAACGTTGCAAAATCTTTTCGCCACACCGGCGCGGCGGAGTGCGCCGCAGGAGGATTACTCACATGAAAGATAGGCAGCCAACACAGGTTTTATCCAACGGCGCGATCCGCTACGGCGTCTATAACGCCGACGGCACGCTCAACCACTACGAATACCTCAAGCGCGAGGACGCGCCCACCGTCGAGGGCACGCCTCTCAACAAGGCGAATCTGCTGTCCGATACCACTGCCGCCAAGCTCTGGCCAAACGCCGCCACCCGCCCGGAAGACCCGACCGTCAACGACGCGCTTGGCAAGATTGCGGAGGGTACGGCCAAAGTCGGCGACATCGCTATCACCGCCCGCACAGACCTCTCCGATGCATGGCTCCCGTGCGACGGGCGCACTGTATCACAGGAGCAGTATCCAAAACTGTTTTCTGTGCTCAGAAGCTCTGCCGCGCCGCTTCCGTGGGCGTTGAAGACATCGAATATTCAGCCTGTAGCTATGTGGTATCTGAATGGGGAATGGGTCGGCCTGTACGACAGAAAGTTCTGGACGTCGCCCGATTTGGGGACGTGGACGCAGCAGGCGGATATGCCGACCGGACTCTCGCTGGTATCGGATGTGCAGTATGCAAACGGCACTTATTACGCTGTTTTTTCCGGAGACTCCACAGAGTTAAACGGAGTGTACACAACACGTAGCCTCGATACGCCGTTTGCGCTATATGCAAGCGGCATCCTGCCTGGAAGCGCTGGACTGAAGATGTTTATTACACCAAACGTTCTGTATATCTACAAAGTAAGAAGCAAATACGGAGCCTATAACAATTACACGGGAAGAGAAGTAAATGCCAGCTACGTAAACCAAACAACGAAGGAAATAGTAGGAATCTCAGGCTTTATCAGCGGAATTGTATTTTACGCCGAAGAAAAGGACTGCTTTTACAAACTGAACTGTAGCACCAGCGGCACACTGAAGACTTCAAAGGCAAAAACCCTGATCAATCCGACGTGGGAGGCAGTCAGCAGCGTAAACATCGAAGAATTAACTCCGTCCTTCAACCAGCCGTCGACGTACACCTATCACGCTTTGATGTCAGCTTACCATTGTGGGGCAAATATAATTGCTTTTTTTGCACTGGTGAACGCTGCTTTCTCTGGTGCGGGAACCACGATGTATAGCGGATATATGGTATACAGGTATTCTGCGGACTACGGTGCAACATGGGAAAACGGGAAGGTAGTTTCCTACAAAACCGATAGTTACTCGCTCGACAACTATACGAACGGCAAATACGAAAACGGGCTTTTAGTGCTTTCGGAAACCGCAAGCGAATCTGAAAGTGCTGGTCGAACGGAAAAGATCATTGCGATCAGCGCTCCAGCATCCGGCCCGGTATATGGAGACGTACTGGGGAGCGGCGTCGACAGTATTGCACTATCGCCGGACGGGGGAGCGGCATACATATCATCAAATGGGCTGGCGTACTGCGATTATAGCGCGGCGGGAAAAGAAATCCCTACCATCGGGACGGACACAAGAAGCAATGCCTACATCAAGGCGCTGGAGGAATAGCCATGCGGGATAGAATCGGCACAAATGATCTTGCAAACGGCGCTGTCCGGTATGGGGTGTATGACGCGGCGGGAAGCCTTCTGCGGTATGAATGGCTTCGCCCGGATGACGAGCCGCTGGAGGCCGGGACGCCGCTCACGGCCGGAAACCTGCTGACGGCACAGAGCGCTGCAAAGATCTGGCGAGCGGGCGACGCACCGGCGAACCCGATGGTAAATGAGGCATTCGGGAAGCTGTCGGAGCCGAATTATCACGTCGGCAATATCCTTACGACCGTCCGCGTCCTCTCCGCCCCGTGGCACGCGTGCGATGGCTCAACCTTCGATCAGACTGCATACCCGGCCCTCTACGCCGTCCTCGGCGGCACGACGCTGCCAAGCATCAGCTATTCAAGCGACACCACTACCTACATCAAAATGGCGGACGATTAGCCCGGCAAATAAAAGAGAAAGGTACAGAAAAATGGAAACCAAAACCATCATCGTCACCCTCGCCTGCGCCGCGCTTGGCTCATCCGCGCTGACGGCGGTAGTCAATGCCATCGTCAGCGCGGTTCAGAAAAAGCGCGGCAAGGCCACAACGCAGGAGGCGCATCTAGCCGAGATCGACAAAAAGCTCGGAAAAATGCAGGAGCATCAGGACGAGCAGTATCTGGCAATCCTCCGCCTTACGATCATGAGCGAGGAAATGCCAATGGCCGAGCGCCTGATCGCCGGAGAGAAGTATAAAAAAATGGGCGGGAACGGCGACGTGAAAAAATTCCTGCACCAGCTGGAGGCGCAATGCGGGCACAGCAGTGCGCAATAAATGGGAGGCAGATATGCGGGTAAAAGGCAAGTGGAGCAAGGGGGAAATGGCGCGAACCATTGTTGTGTACTTGCTCCAGCTCATCACGACGGTAATTGTCTGGGCCTGCGCTCTGAAAACCGTCGCCGTCCTAATTGCAGTCATCCGCAGCCCGGAGCTCGGCGCGTCGGTCGACCTGTCCGACGTGCTCGGCTTTACCGGCTGGGCAACCATCACAGAGCTTGGCCTGCTTGCCTTCAAGCGGGTTTTTGCAAAAAAGAATGATCCGGTAGAATAACGAAAGGGGTACACAATATGTATAAGCGAGTGAATTTTGAACCGATGGATAAACACCTGTCGGAAAGCATTCGGGGGAAGCTTGAAGAAGCGGAAGCGCTCATCATGCAGCTCCCGGCGGGAAGGAATAGAAGTATCGCCCTGACAAAGTTGGAGGATACAATGCTTCGTGCGAACCTCGCAATCTCTGACGCGGTTGCGACGAGAAGCGAAAGCGAAACAAAGGACTGAAAGGAGCATACATATGGAAAACATCAAGAAGCGGCTCGGCAATCTGCTGAGCGTCAAATCTATCGTCACACTGGTGCTGACGGCGGTATTTGCGTACATGGCAGTCGCCGGGAAGATCTCGCAGGACTTTATGATGGTATATACCGTCGTGATCGCGTTTTACTTTGGCACACAGAGCCAGAAAGCGCAGGACGCGATCGACAACGCCACAAAGGAGGATGCGCAGAAATGAGCATCAAGATCGGGCAGGCCAGTCTCGGCGAGACGGGCGGCCGCAACCAGCAGCCCGGCAATCAGACCGGGCGGGAGCTGAATATCTCCAACTGGTACAATGGCCGCTGGCTCGGCGTCCTGCGCTACAAAAGCCGCAAAAAGGCTGCGCGGGCCGCGCAGACGTGCGAGGCGGCCATTAAAAACCGGAACATCGGTTACGATATGAGCGACCGGAACACGGCGTACGAGGCCGCAAAGGCCGTCCGATGGGACGTGAGCAAGATTGAAGAGCCAGTGGAGACGGATTGCTCCGCGCTCATGACGCTCTGCGCCGTGGCCGCAGGCTGTGAGGCCGTCGCCGCGCTCTACAAAAAGCAGGGCAACAGCTGCACCACCTACTGTATGCTGCACGATTGGCCTGCGACGGGAGACTTCGAGCTGCTGACCGGCAGCAAGTATCTGACGACGGACGCCAATCTCCTGCGCGGGGACGTACTGGTAAGCTCGGGCCATACCGTGATGGCCCTCGAAGATGGAAAAAATGCAGAGGAGGAAACTGAGATGGTAGAAAAGAGCAAAATCATCGTGGACGGCAAGGAAGTCGCCGTCGAGCGGATCCTGAAAAACGGCACGAACTACGTAAAGGTGCGGGATCTCGCCGCCGCGCTGGATCTCGAAGTGAGCAACAAGGGCAATATCGCTGTGCTGAATCACAAGGAAAAGTAAGGAGGCGGGGCGTATGTCGCCGCAGGCGCGGGCCAAGCTGCCGCCAGAGCTGGGCAGGCTGACCAGAAAGGATATGGAGGCCGTGATCTATCAGGCCAATCTTGGCCGGGAAAATGAGAAGATCGCGCAGCTCTATTTTGTGGATAAGCTTCCCCAGGTAGACGTTGCAACAGAGCTGTTTCTGGGCCGCGCCACGGTCCAGCGCCGCCTGCCGGAGATCATGCGGGAGATGCAGCGGACATCCAGCAAACTGTATAACTGAGATAAGCGCCGAGAAATCGGCGCTTATTTTTAAAAATTTCCGCATTTTCCTCTTGACAATTACACGCATTGCGTGTATAATAAGGCCATAAGATAAAGCAAGGCGATAAGCCGGAAAGAGGTACATCATGGAAACCAAGATCATCAACAACCGTTACGAACTCATTGCTTGCACTGCCATTGCCACCGAGGCTGGTGACACGGAAGAACAGTCCGCGATCCTCTGCCGCGATATGGATGCCTGCCTGGGCGATGCATTCTGCGTGTACTTTGGCTACACGCTGGACGAACTTGCAGACAGCATTGAAGACGCTGACTATCCCGATTTCAGCGACGATACACTCGCCACCGTCCGCATCGACGGTCAGCCCATCAGCGCGTACTGCTTCTGATCGTTAGAAGCAGAGAATCCGCTTCGGTGTTCCAGCACCGAAGATGAAGCAAAACAAAATACGGCACAAAATTGGAGGATGGAAGACATGTTTAATATCGTTTCCGCGTGGGGAGCGCAGACAAATCTCCACTATAACCCGGACACTGCAAATAATGGTGGTGGCTACTGGCAGTATGCTGGGGGTATTGTGGCCGACATAGGTGGTCAGCTCGTCACCGTTGAAGTCGACGATATGTCCTGCGGTGATTTTGGCAGCCGCGTGTATTTTTCCGTGACTGCTGATGGCTTCTGCTGGAATTTTTCAGACGGCACAATGGACGGTGCGTCCGTTGACACCTCGGAGGATGTCTTGGGCGTTCTGCGGTCCATCTCCGGCGTTCTGGGCGTGGACGCCGAAGCGCTGATTTCTGCCGCGTTGGATGCGGCGAACATCTGCGCGTGGGAGGTATGCTATGCCGACTGACGTCCAGCGCCGTGCTCACGGTTGAAAAAATATAAGGAGGTACCACCATGAAACTCACACCCGCAATCCGCGCTGCTCTCTACGCCGAAACCGGCGCATACACCGACCGCGACGCCTATGTCTCCGATATGGCGCTGTCCAGCGTCTGGGGCGACGCCGAAGACGCCGAGGTTCCGGCGGAGCGGCTGGCACTGCTCGGCGGGATCTGGGACGGCGCGCACTGCACGATTCCAGAGCTGATCAAGATGTACAGCCTGACGCAGACCGGATTTGCGCAGTATTTTGGAATCCCGCTGCGCACCGTGCAGGACTGGTGCGGCGGGCGGCGGGGATGCCCGCCGTATGTGGCCGCGATGGCGGCGGAGATTCTGGCTGTAAACGAACAATAACAAAAACTAAGCCCGTGGAATAACCACGGGCTTAAATTCTGAACCAAATTGATACACAACTGAGGCACAAGAAGCCGCAAAAAGGCCCATACTGGATACATCAAAGGAGTGTTCGGTATGGGCTTTTCTTATTTCAATCCAAACCCCGCCGGGCAGAAGGTCGGGGACTGCACCGTCCGGGCCATCGCAAAGGCGACCGGGAAGAGCTGGGACGAGGTGTATATCGGCCTGTGCCTGCAAGGGCTGATCATGGGCGATCTGCCAAGCGCAAACAGCGTATGGAGCGCTTACCTCCGGCAGCAGGGATTTACGCGGAACGTGATACCGAACACGTGCCCGGACTGCTATACCGTCGCGGATTTCTGCGCAGATCATCCGCGCGGCGTGTATGTGCTGGCGTTATCAAGCCACGTTGTGTGCGTGGAGGATGGGACTTATTTTGACACGTGGGATTCTGGGAGTGAAATTCCACTGTTTTATTGGGCAAAGGAGGAAACATGATGTTTGGACAACAGCCGTATGTGTATCAGCAGCCGATTTACAATCAGCCGCCCATGCCGCAGATGCAGGAGCCGCAGATGCAGATGCGTCCGCAGTATCAGCCCGCGCCGCAGATGCCAGCTTATCAGCCGCAGCCACAGCAGCCGCAGAACCAGTCGATCATCTGGGTTCCGAACGAGCAGGCGGCGAACGACTTCATTGTAGCGCCTAACAACGCCGTTACATTGTGGGATATGAATGCGCCTGTCGTGTACGTGAAAAAGGCCGACGCGAGCGGGAAACCGGCCATGACGACCTACGACCTTGTAGAGCGCGCACAGGCCGTTATAACGCCCACGGCGGCGCGAAAAGGCATGATGGAGGAATACGTGACGCGCAAGGAGTTCGACGAGCTTGTGGCGAAGCTGGCCGCTCCAAGCGTCAGACCGCGAAAGATGAAGGAGGCGGACAATGAACCCACTGTTTAATGCGCTCGGCGGCGGACAGATGCCCGGCCAGATGGGGCAGTTTCAAAATATGGTGCAGCAATTCCGGCAGTTTCAGCAGACGTTTCAGGGCGACCCGAAAGCAGAGGTAGAAAAACTGGTACAGAACGGGAAAATCACGCAGCAGCAGCTGAATCAAATGCAGCAAATGGCTGTGCAATTCCGGCAGCTGCTCGGATAAAACGAATCTTAATTCGTGGCCACGATTGAGATAAATTTCAAAATCTACGAAAGGAGAATTTTATGAGTCTTACTGATGGCGGCATTCAGCCGACTATGCCCGTCCAGCCTGCCAATAACTACGGCGGCGGTATGGGGATGTGGGGTGATAACTGGATCTGGATCATTGTGCTGTTTTTGTTCGGCTGGGGACGCAACGGCAACGGCTGGGGCGGCAATGGCAGCGGCGGCGTGATGGACGGTTACGTGCTGACGTCCGATTTCGCAAGTGTTGAGCGTAAACTCGACAGTATGGCAAACGGCATTTGCGATTCCACGTTTGCCCTGAACAATGCCATTACCGGCGGCTTTGCTACGACCACGCAGGCCCTCAACAGCGGTTTCCAGAACGCCGAACTTTCTCGTTGTAATCAGCAGGCCGCGCTTATGCAGCAGCTGAACAACATGGCGATGCAGGCACAGGAGTGCTGCTGCGAAAACCGCGCTGCAATCGCCCAGGTGCGCTACGACATGGCGACGCAGGCGTGCGACACCCGCAACACCGTGCAGAACACCACGCGCGACATCATCGACGCGATGAACTGCGGCTTCCGCAGCATCGACCAGCGTCTGACGGCGCAGGAGCTTGCGGCGAAGGACGCGAAGATCGCCGAGCAGAACCAGCAGCTTTTCGGATACCAGCTGGCGGCATCGCAGGCGGCACAGAACAATTACCTTGTTTCCACGCTTCGCCCGAGTCCCAGCCCGGCCTATGTTGTAGCGAATCCGTACTGCTGCAACAGTGGTTACAACTACGGCTGCGGCAACTGCGCGTAACAACTCCATATCGTAGAGCTTTTTCGTGGCCTCACGAAAATGGTCGGCCCCCATTGCCGATACTCGATAGCAACGCGGCGGGGCAATCGTCCCGCCGCTGTATTTTTTATGAAAGGAATGATTTTATGGCTGAATTTACATCATCCGGGATTCAAACTGTCGCCGCTGGGCAGAACGTCCCGCTGATCTCCACGGCGGCTTGCGGAAAGCCGTGCATCGTACATCGCGAAGGAAGCGGGCTCGTTACGCTGCGCGGGCTTACGCAGCAATGCAAGGCAAAGTTCCGCGTATCCTTTGGCGCGAATATCGCTATCCCTACAGGCGGAACAGTAGGCACCATTACCGCTGCGCTTGCAATCAACGGCGAACCTCTGAGCAGCGCCACAGCGGCCGTAACCCCTGCGGCTGTTGAGAACTATTTCAACATCTTCGTTTCCACATTCGTGGAAGTCCCGCGCGGCTGCTGCCTGACTGTAGCGGCGAAGAACACCAGCGCGCAGGCGATCAGTTTCGCAAATAGCAATATGATCGTCGAGCGCGTATCGTGAAAGGAGGATGCAATATGTACGATTTGAGAAACCTGCGTGAAATGCTCTGCAAAGAGCTTGACGAAATCGCCGACAAGCGTGAAATGTCTGCGGGCGATCTGGACGCGATCCAGAAGCTGACGAGTTCCATCAAGAATACCTACAAGATCGAGATGGCTGAAGACGGCGGCTATTCCCGCGATGGCGAGTGGGAGGCGGATATGCGCGGTACTTACGGCCGGGGCAGCTCTTACCGTGGCCGCCGCCGTGACGCAATGGGCCGCTATACCCGCGCTGATGCCCGCGAGCATATGCGCGCGCAGCTGGAGGATATGATGCGCGACGCGGACGACGATAAAACCCGTGACGCGATCCGCCGCTGCATGGAGCAGATCGAGCGGGCATAAGGGGGATATGATATGCTGGATAAAGCCGAGATCCGCAAGGAGATAGCGCGGCTGGAATATGAGGAATCCAGCTATCCCAATTATGCCAAACTGGCAGATCTTTATGTGATACGCGATAAGATGCAGGAAGAGGAACGGGGCGACGGCGGTAGGTATGTGGGTTCCTACTCCGGCGCTCCCGCCCCTGTGACCGCAGAACCGGCTACCGTGGGCGAGTACGGGGACAGTGAGTTTTTACTTGCGGTAGCTGGGAAAGACCCGGCAAAGGCTTGGGCGGTCGTTGATGAACTTATGGACACATTATCGCTTGTGAACCGAAAAGTCTATGATTCCATGCTTCGGAAAATAAAGTCCATGTAGCAAAAAATAGGGGAGTCCCCTCGCATTGCACTGAATTTGTAGCATACAATGTAGCATACGGGAAATGATTTTATGTTACAGAGCGTGTCATAACGTGATTTTTCGCTTTTTGAAAATACGCAGAAAATGGGGCGAAAAGCATAAAAAAGTACCGATTTTAGCTTTAAAACAGCTAAAATCGGTACTTTGGCGCGGAAGGAGAGATTTGAACTCTCGCGCGCTTTTTAGACGCCTACTCCCTTAGCAGGGGAGAAAAAACCATTGAAAACACTGGGGAAATTGGCATTTGTAACATATTTTGTAGCATACAGAATTCACTCTGGCGAGTCGTTTTGCAACTGATTTACGGCATCGACCATGCCTTTCATGTCCGGGTGTACGTACCGTTGGGTAGTCGTTATCTTCGTGTGGCGCATGATTTCCTTGATCGTAAACGGGTCGATGTTTTTCATCGCGAGGGCTGTAGCGGTTGTATGGCGGCATGAGTAAGGTGGTAGCTTTTGCACTCCGGCGAGCTCCAAACACTCATAATATCTCTTGTAAAAATTATCTTTGTTTATGCAGCAGATATTTCCGACGCGCGATTTGCTTTCTTCGCATAGTTCATGCAGCACCGGCGCAACGAAATCCGGGAAGACCATAGGCGTTTCCTTCCGCTTCTTTGTCTTTATGCCGCCTCGGACGATCTCATTCTTTTCAAAGTCAATCATATCTTTCTTGAGCTTCAGAAGCTCACCGGGCATCATGCCGGTATAAATCATCGTTAAAATAAACCCAACGAAGTGGTCTTTTGCATACGCTTCCCATAGCTTTTTTACGTCGGCGTCGGTAAACGGCTCCGGCGTTTTTTCTTCAAGCTCCGGAAGCTTTATGTACTTTGCAAGATTCACGGTAGTCTGCTTTTCAGCAATCGCGAGATTGTAGCAATGGGAAAGGACTGTTTTCATGTCCTTCCGCGTGTAATAGGTGCTGGCGTTGCGGTCGATAACATCCTGTATCTGCGCGATGGTAAGCGCGTCGATCTCACGGTCGGCGATTTCTTTCATGCGCTCGAATGCCTTTTCCGCCGCGCCCTGACGATCAGCCGATAAGGATAGATAATCCCCACGCAGATATGTTTTGTAGTATTCTCTGAGAGTGGGGCTTCGCTGCTCTTCCTTCGGAGGGTTTGCAGCATATTGGAGGGCGGCGCGCTTTGATGTAAACCCGCCTTTTGTTCGCATCCTTTGCCGAAGCTTGTCGTTTTCGTCCAGGTAAGTTCTTTCTGTCCAACGCGCCGTCCACGTCTTCCCTCGCTGGTAAGCGCTTCCCTGCCCGTTCCCGCGTGTCCGGTTTCGCCGCGCTTCCTGTTTTTTTCCGCACCAGCAACAGTAGGGCGCGCCGTCTGGGATTTCTTTTTTACACTTGATGCACTCCATGTTTCCCTCCACGTTCTTTTCGGATCGCGTAGAAAGTAATTGCCGAAGCCAGCGCTGAACCTACGATCAGGGCGATACACGCCCATGCGGTTACGGACAAATCTCCGTTTCGAATGAATCCTGCATTACGAATCTGCGCATCCGCCACAAGGCAGGCAATCAGAGAAAAGGAGAGCAGCATACAAAACAGGGCGAGGACGTAACACATTGTATGTGTAGACTTTATCTGTGCGCTTTGCGCGGCCGCTGTTGCCTCCAGCTTGGCGTTTTCAAGCTCGACATGATGGATCTGCTTGGTCAGCTTTTCCGGGCTTCCGACGGGATTTTCAAGGCCGAACAGCTCGTCGAGCGACAACCCGAGCGTTTTGCATAGCGCAGCCGAGTTGTAAAGCCGTGGATCCGCTTGTGTTCCAGCGTATAATCGGCTCACGGCAGAGAAGGAAACGCCGGACTCGTTCGACAGCTCCTCCAACGTCATCCCGCTTGCATCTTTTGCCCTTCTGATCTTCCCCTGATACGCGCCGATAAACGGAGCGAGATCCTGTATTGCGGACATGATTACGCCTCCATTCGTAAGTTTCAGTTTTGTTTCTTACATTTTCCATATAAAAATGCAAAACATGTGACAAGAACGCAGGATTCGCCCTTTTCTTACAAACATTATCTGGTACAATAAAAACGTAGCAGATAGTTCCTGAATCCGGCATCTGTTGAAATGGCCCCACCGTATGTTCCAGATACGATGGGGCCGGGCAAACCGAATATTATATCAAATCATCAGTCCCATAAACTGTACACCATTGGATTCCTGATTCCCAAAAATAACGCGGTCTGTTTGTTCATAATACCATGTTGATTTTTAGAACAATCGTTCTATAATAAATGACAGGAGGAAAAAATATGGAGTGCATCAACATCCGGGTAAACAACGGGAAAGTGGACGTGACAGTAGACGGTGCGAAGCTGACAGACGTGCATAGCGTCAGCGTGGACTACATCAAGGGCATTCCGCTCCTGTTTGCCTGCGTCGCGGACGTAGGCCGGGAGCAGGACGAGCGGCGGGAGCCGAGGATCCTGCACTAGTCATAGTACTCCCGGTTTTGTAATGTACTATAATTTTATCACCAGAGTTTTACAGGCTCAAGGTCAAAACTGCACAAAAAGAAACGATAGAATTTGGAAGTTAAGAAAAGGAGGGCGCAAAATGCTTTGTATTCAGGATGATCTGTGCTATAACTGTCTCTTATACACATCTCCGAGCCCACGAGACCTCTCTACATCTCGT